TCTTGCTGTACCTGCAACTGTTCTCAAACCATCAGGTCCTAAGAATATCAAGTCACCTGCAAATTCCTGTATCGTGTTGCCGTTTATACAGCCAATATCTCTAGTAACGGCAGATATGGCAAAGTCACTAGAACTACTGCCACTCAGTTTAAATATTCTGTTTTCACAAAAGATAAATAAGTTATCACGGAAAACTTTTAGACCTGTTATAGTATCATCTACTTTTATACTTCCTGCACCGCTACCACTATTAAAAGCGTCTTCATCAAATGGCTGACTAAATACTAACGTCTGTGGTGTTGAAGACTTACCTGCATAAAACATGTGACTTTTAAATGCTGTCACAAATTTAGAACCCTCTACATCACTGTTACTCACATCTGTTGCTGACATGGAAGTATTAAAGAACGTAGGTGCGTTGTTTCCGTCTACTACTATTAACTTACTATTACCATCAAAGTTGTAACGCTCAAAATCATACGTTCCTGCACTTGTTCTGCCAGTGTCTCTCTCTGTCCAACTAGACCCACCTGCTGTGGCACTAAATATCTTCTCTCCTCTAGCTGCAACCACAAAGTCGCCAAACGTAGCAACCATTAAAACTTTTTCAGTAGAGGCACTTGTTTGTGGCACAACAGCACTAACGTATTTGCTGAAGCCGTTTATTCTTCTGTAGCCACCCTCAATGTCAGGTTCAAAGTTTTGTAGCTCTAAGGCTTCTCCGGGTTGCATCAAAAACGTAGAACGATTTAATACAAGTCCTCCTTGACAGTTAAACGCAGCAGGGCTTGTCTGCGAAAGATCTGGCATTAGGTTAATGCTCCTGAGCTAAAGTATCCTGTAGGTTGCTGTATCATTGTTGAACGCACATACTCGTATTTGTTTACTAATAAACTTTGCATGTTTTTTATACCCTGTTCAAAACGAGAAAAGTTAAGTTGATATTGTGTTGTTTCTCCTCTGTATTGATAAACATAAGCGGTAGCTCCATCTATTATTACAGGGTCAAATCTTGCAGGTATGGTGGTTGTGTCACCGTGAGCAGATAAATCTGTTGGAAAAGCAAAGTAGTCAAACTTTAGTGTATAAGCTCTGTTAGGAAACGGAAACAAAAGAAAGTTATTATCTAATGTTCTAACTATAAATCTAGGAACAGCACCATTATCAAACTGTGCAACAGAAGTGCCATTGTCGTGTGTTGCTGCTGTAGTACTGTTAGCACCTCGTGTGCATCCTGTAAGAGTGTTAGTGCTAATACCTGTATACGTTATTTCTTCGTTTTCTATAAAAATAGTTCCAGTGCTGTCAAAGCCTGTGGAACTTGTGAGGTCTATTTCTGTTTCACTAGCGTCTAATGCCTCTGCTAGTGTTGTTGTCACTATCTCATCTTCTTGTGTTACGTGTTCATTATTTATATATTCGTTGTACTGTAGTATTCTAAGATTTGCTCCTGATGAGCCAATGTCAGAATCTTTAACTATTCTTGCAGTGTTATAGTCTACGTGTTTAGCATCTGTGGGTATACTATATCTTACAATTCCCGGAGATAGCGTTTGTGATTTTGTAGTGTGATTAAAGGGATATTGAAACTCCCTTTGATTTATATACCGTATAGATTCATTTACAGCGTTTTGTGCTTGAACCTGTATACCTCTCGCATTGGAGAAGTTAGTTGAGGTGAGTTGCACTTCATTTAATCTCGCTAATACACTATTTGTTAATGATAAAAAAGTTGCCATTCACCTTGTCCTGATAGTGTAAGGGGCAAGTTGCCCTGCCCCAAACATTTTGAAAAGTTAAGCTAGTAGATCCCTGTCTACTTCGTCAGCACCATCAGCAGCAAAATGCACTGTATTTTCGTTGCCTATTGGAGATACGTCCATAAGCACAGCAAAGATACGGATCTTGCCTTCGGTTGGAGCAGTCGATGTAGCCTGTAGTTCAAGGTCAAGCGTATCAGCAGCACCTAAGAAAACAGGTACAGAAGCTGTAGAAGCAGGAGTTAGATAGCCAACACCTGATGACAAGTTAGATGCGTCATCATCAATGTCGATACCTGCCACGTACTGATCTACGTCTGCAATACCTAAGTTTACGGTGTTACCGTCAGCACCTGACTGAACGGATGCGATCATTTCAGCCCCTGCATACATCACACATGTATCAGCAGGAATAGTTATCGCTTGCACGATGTCACCTGCAGATAGTGAGTTAATAGCAGAGTTTGAAAAGTCTAGAGTGGTTTGAACCATATAGGGCTTCCTACTTG